CTTCATTGAAAAGGCCTTTCTGTTTTCCCGCCAAAGAAATATCCTGACATGGGAAGCCGTAGCAGATTAAGTTGATATCTTTGGGAAGTTCCTTTTCATTAACCTTTGTGATATCTCCAATGTTCAATGATTCAGGAACTTGGTGAATGGCTGAATAAGCTTTTGATGCATATTTATCAATTTCACAATACCCAACCAATTCATAATTGATTTCAAGCCTATCAAGTGCCTTTTCAAAAGCACCGATACCCGAAAATAGTGATAAAAGTTTCATTTTGCTTTACCGAAAGGGAATCATGATTTTATGGCCGACCAACCTTTATTTCCTTTCGATTTGTTAATTGTTTATGCGTACCACTTTTGGGCATTTTCAAAAATTTCAATGCCTAATTCATATCCAAGATTCTTCAAAACTTCACACATAAGATCATCAGCTTGAATATGCTTTTCTTCTATATCTGTATTAGGATTTGCAAATATATCTGCCATTTTTGCTTCAAATTCATCAACATCCATTTCCATACCCCCTTTTCTAAATTTCCGGAAGAATCAATCCCGGTCTTTTCCTGTCCTGTATCTGTTTCCAAAACTTCCGTTCAGCAGATTCAAGGTATTTTAAATCTTCCTGTACATCTGCCCTTTCAATCTTGAAATGCTTTGTTTGTAAGTAAACATCATTGTTGAATTCGTACTTCAACTGTGCTTTTAAAATGGCAAAATCAAATTCTGTAACCATCAGGTAATGTAGGATTTGGATGTAATAGTTATCAGGAACCCTTTGATTCCATTTTTCCTTCTGCATACTTTGAAGAATATTGGTTGTTTTGATTTCAAGGATTCCTTTTCTGCCTTCCTGGTCAATTAACCAAGCATCTAAAGATGCGTGTGCAAAAGGATATTTATCATTCAGCCACATGTTGTTTTCTTCATAAAAAACTTCATATTCCGGGAAATCCAATTTAAACAGTTCACGCAGATGCTGTTCTGCTTCTATTCCATACTTCACATATGGCCTATCAGATATATCTTCAGCCACTAGCTGACCTGTTTTAATTTGCCACAGTTCAATGTTGGTTCTGTATGGGTTCATTCCAAGAATGGCAGAAGCATCTGAACCGCCTATTCTGTTTCTGTTAGAAAGCCATTCTTCCCTATCCTTCAGAATCTTCATTTCAACCATTGCATTCACCCTGACTTATTGATGAAATCTGACCATCTTCAATGATGAATTCATAGCCATGCTTGTTAAGTTCATAAAGAACATCAAGGCTTACATCTGATCCATAAATCATTCCATATTCATCAGCCACCTAAATCACCCCTTCCAATTCTTTTATTTCTTCAGGATTGCTAATATCAAAGCCATCATACTTTTCAAGAAAAGCTTCCAATGTTGATTTCCTGCACTTCAGCCTTCCTATCTTCATGAACTTGATAAGACCTGACCTTTGCAATTTGTAAACATAATCAATATTGGTTTTAAGAATGGCTGCCACTTCAGGCACCGTGTAAAGCATATCTTCCATATTGTTCACATCCTTTTCTTAAAACTTACGCATTCCGTAAGTCAGGCTTAAAAAAAATAGCCCCTGCCCTACATGGCTGCAGATTTAAAGAAGATGCTATTTTTTCCATAACTGATGTTGATGGTCTACATTTGCAATTAAGAACTTTTGAAACTGTGTTTCTGTCAACCCCGGAAATATCAGCCAATTGGCCTATAGTTGTTATTCCGTGTTCAGCCATTTCTTTTCTTAATTCCACAGTATCTACTAAATAACGCATATTATCACCCCTTTCAATTGTGGTTTTTCATCCTTACGGATTACGAAAGTAAATATATCAGAAGCCAAAAAATAATGCAATACCTTTTTTGCATATTACGAAAGTTTTTTTGAAATATGTTGTATTTTTCTTGCATAATGTGCAAAAATTCATTATATTATTCTTTGAAAGGAAGGTGTCAAAAAATGGCCATAATGCATGAAAGAATAAAAGATTTAAGAAATAAAAAAGGATATACATTATCAAAGGTTGCTGATTGGCTTGATGTAACAGAAGCAACTGCCCAAAGATATGAAACAGGAAAAGGAATAAAAACAATTCCATATGAAGTAATTGAAAAGTATGCAAACCTTTTTCATTGTTCACCTTCATATTTAATGGGATGGGATGAAGAAGAAATAAATGCAATATCACAGGTCCAGGCAGATGCCAATGCATATGATGATGAATTAGAATCTGCTTTGATATCTCTTACAGAACAGATCAAGGTTTCAAATCTTACCCTTCCACAGTTAACAACCTTAAAAACAATTGTTGAAAACATTAAAATTTTGGATTTAACAGAAGAAGAACTTTCAGAAGTATATAAATATGCACAGTTTTTGATTAGCAGAAGAAGCTAATAGAAAGGAAGGTATAAATGGCAAGGCTGATGCTTCAAAACCGGGGCAGTAAAACAAACCCTTCCTGGCAATACAGATTCTATACCGCCAAGGTAGATGGAACTAGGAAATCTGTATCTAAAGGTGGATATAAAACCAAGTCAGAAGCCGAAAAGGCAGGAAAAATGGCAATGGCTGATTATGAAAGACTTGGAAAGACCTTTGATAAAAATGAAATATCTGTTGCAGATTATTTTGATTATTGGCTTGAAAACTATGCCGTTATAAATTTGGCAGATAACACAGTTTCATCATATAGAAACATCATTAAGAATCACTTAAAACCTAAAATAGGAAATTATAAGCTTAAACATCTTGATGTTTTAACTTTGCAACAAGCCCTAAATGATATTTATATTCAAAATGATTATTCCGTAGCTTTTTTAAAAAATATTTTAAAGGTATTGAAGGGTTCTTTCGGTTATGCTGCATACACGGCCCAACTAATCCCATATAACATTGCTGAACCCGTCAAATTGCCCAAATCAGACGTTAAAGAAGATAAGGTTAAGATTCTTTCAAAGGAACAAATGGAAGCCGTTTTAGAACGATTTAAAAGGTCACCTTATCAGTATTATCCTATGCTGATTGGCTATTACACAGGAATGCGTGTTGGTGAAGTTTATGGCCTTACCTGGGATGATGTTAATCTTGAAGAAGGGATTATATATGTAAGGCATCAATGCAAAAGCAAAGAAAAGGATGCTTTGCAAGGAAGAAAGCCACAAAAGGGTGAAGCCTTAAACAGATGGTATATTGGTGATCTTAAAAATAAATCTTCATACAGATCCATAAAAATTGGCACAGAATTAATTTCTGCCCTTACAAAATATAAAGCCATCCAGGAAGAAGCAGAAAAAACTTATGGGGAATATTATAAAAAGCATTACCTTAAAGAAGAGAAACTTCTAAATGGAAGAATTGAAAGCAGAATCATATCAAAAGCAGATGTTGAAGGCACACCACCTTATGAAAGGGCAATGCTTGTATGTGTAAAGGAAAATGGGGAATTTAGGGGAACTACCCCAATGAAATACGTTGATAAGATTGCAAAGAAAGAACTTGGTTTTCCTGATTTTCATTTTCATATGTTAAGGCATACACACGCAACAGTGCTTGTATCAAGTGCAGATGAACTACAGATAAAAGATATATCTGAAAGATTGGGCCATTCTTCCTACAAAACCACAATGGATATCTATGTAAGCAATACAGAAGAAATGAAAATCAAATCCATGGAAATCTTTGAAAAGGTTGGAAAGCTTAACATTAAGCATACCAATGAAAGATTGTATGAATTGTGGAAATCTACAAAGAACAGATGCAATGGCATTGCCTATTACAAAGAAAAAGGCATTAAGTTCTTTGAACCATGGCTTGATTATGAAGTGTTTGAACAATGGGCCTTTGAAAATGGATATGAAGATGATTTATCTTTAATCAGAATTGATAAAGAAAAAGATTTCTGCCCGGATAACTGCATTTGGTCAAACGATACAAAGAATGTTAAGGGCAGTTATGTGTGGACGGATGGCACAAATATCAAATCTTATTCTGTCAGAATTAAAAATGGAAAATGGCAATACAGAATCAATGATAAGAATGAAGATGGAAAGCCAAAAGAAATATCAAAATATGGTTATCTGTCTAAAGAAGAAGCCATTAAGGCTGCAGAAGAAAGGCTTGAAGCAATGTTTGATAAATCTTCTGTTATTCTTAAAAGGGTAAAATAAAAGTGTGCCTGTGTGCAAGAACTGTAACTTGCACACAATATGCACACAAACACATCAAAATCAAAATTGTAAAACTTGGGAATGGCTTAAAATCAACGTTTTGCACAACATTTTTTGTATTTTTTACCACTTCCGCATGAAATTTTATACCCATAATTTTGTATCATTTTATATCATTTTTTA